TGTGCTCTTCCGATCTGGCCGTTCAGTCGGACCCAGCCACTTCACGGAGATTGACAGTGTGCTCTCAGCAAGTGGTAGAAGTTGCTGCTTCCAAGATAGCCCTTGAAAGCAATGAAATCAAAATGTCGAAGGGAAAGCTCGACATTAAGCGACCTGCGCCTGATGCACAAGTGAGCAATTGTGCAGTGAAGGACAAGGTCGAGCCAGCAGTCGCTACTGCTGAGAAGGGAATGGTCGTGGTACTACATGACGCTATCGAACGAATGCGATTCGCGGGGTGGTTAGGGCGGCAGATCCGAATGGAACTTGCGGCTCCAAGCAATTCTGTTGCAAATAGGCAGATTGCATCTACCAGACTCGTGAATATGATGGAGAAGCTACATGTGCGTCGTTGCGATATGGTACGAGTTTGGGCTCATGCATTGGATCTCGTCTTCTTGCCCACATTAGAGGAGGTTCAATCGCACAAACGCATGGGCACAGTTGAGGCGGAGCAACTCCGAAAGGACAGCATCTGCCCTGTGACCCAGCGTGAGAATGTGCTGCCTGCGTGGTTTCAATCGCGGGTACCTGGTTGGGTGAATCACTTGCCTTGGTTCCATCGCACAGTGAGAACCGACCAGAAGCCATTAAACTGAGCGGCCTGCATGTACATCGTGGGATTAGTGCATCTACCACACTAACCCATGAAAGTGTTCAGTTGCACTTGCGGGCAACAAAAACTCGGTACGAAAAGTGGTACTATGTGGTTGGAGGGATGGGGAGCCAGTTCACGTTCTTCTCTTTCAATCCAGACCTTGAAACAGCAAAGTGTGCCTTGCTGGAACGCGTTTATTTCCATGAGGTAAGTGGTGGGTTCGAACCACCATTTAAACCTGAAGCTCGAATCGTAGATGGACTCTTACAGCCATTTTCGAAGGAGTTTGATCGTTTGGTGGTCACGAGCCATCCAGTTGCACTGGATACCTATCCTAGTGTTTATACTGGACGTCGGCGTGCACTATACGAGAAAGCTGCTAAGAAGGTGCTTGTAAGTGGCTTTATCCCGAAGTACGCATATTTGAATTCATTTGTTAAGTGTGAGAAGTTGCAGACAGTTACTTCCAAGTCTAAGGAGCCAAACAAATGGGTTAATGCATCAGTGCCTCGGTTGATTCAACCAAGAAAGCCAGAATTTAACGTCTGTGTTGGGCGTTTTCTTCGACATCTGGAGCTTAAGATTTTCTCAATGGTAAATCGCGTTTTTGGTGACAGTGCTGGGCGGGATGCCTACGCACCGGTCATACAAAAAGGTTTTAATACCTTTCAACGTGCACAACACATGTATGCTGGTTGGTCTCGCATATCAAATCCAAGGGCTATTATCTTGGATGCAACCAGATTTGATCAACATGTGAATCCATCAGTATTACGATGGGAGCATCGTCGCTACCTAAAGTTTTATGGTGGATCAGATAGGCGAGAGCTATCGAAGTTGTTAAGTGCTCAAATACATAATCGTGGTTACATCCGCACTTCAGAGGGGAAAATAAAATATGAAGTGGAGGGGGGGAGATGTTCAGGTGATATGAACACCTCGCTTGGTAACTGCTTGATCATGTGCGCAGCGGTGTATGCATATATGCACTCTCTCAAGATTGCGCCGCGAGATTTCGCTCTAATCAATGACGGGGACGATTGCGTGCTAATTGTGCATGATACGGACGCAGATCGGGTTGCTAGTTCTTTGGCAGAGTGGTTCAAGAAAATAGGGTTCCTGATCAAGGTCGGGGCACCGGTCGCCGAGTTCGAGGATATCGGGTTTTGTCAGACACATCCTGTGTTTGATGGACATATCTGGCGATTAGTGCGGAATTTCCCTGAATCACTGAGCAAGGATGCTACCGTCTTGATAGATATCACGAATCCAGCTGTCTATCCTCGATACTTTAGATCAATTGGTGATTGTGGCGCTGCATTGACGTTTGGGATGCCTGTGTTACAGGAGTATTACGAGTGTTTTCGACGAGCCGCTTCTGGGCTCCCACTCGATCACCCTGTTTTTGAAACCGGCATGTACCGTCTTGCAGCTGGTCTTAGCCCGCGGTACGAGCCTGTCACGGACGAGGCACGTGTGTCGTTTGCTAAGGCTTTTGGCCTATTACCAGATGCACAATTGGAGATTGAGCAGTATTACAGGACTCTGGATTTGAAAGATTTGAAGGTTTATCGCGAACCTGGTCCTCGACTGATGATTCCAGTCGTGTGCTCCACGGTGAGGTTGTAATAAGCTCACCCCTAACCCAGAGGTACTGGGTTAGCGACCAGCTCATGTCGTAAAACCGAGAATTGGGTTCTGCAGATAATAATCCAAAACGGTGCGCTACCGGGCGAAGTTTGACTTACGGGTCACTTGTGCGCTGGATGTGCTCAATAATTCCGTGCTAATTTAAATGCCGAGAGACTACACGGATTAGCGGCCCATGCCGTCCTGCAGGATGTATAGTCCCCGCTGATTTCCGGGCATCCAATGGAGAAATCTAAAGCTCGGGCAGCTCAAAAGCCTCGTCGGTCCTCCCGACGTAACGGAGGTAATGGCGGTAAACCCCGCCAGTCTAATCCTCGCGGACTTAGAAAGAGCGAGAATGCGCCCGTTGCGTACAATACGACCATTTCTTCGTATCGCAACAATCAGCCCACCATTCTTACACGCGGTGCAGTGACCGTTGTAAGCAACATGGAATTCTTCGGCACTTATTCAAGCACGGCGACGACCTTTAACGCCACTTCTTATGCTTGTAACCCTGGTGTGCCAGACATGTTTCCATGGTTGAGTGGTATTGCCAACCAATATGAGAAATACCGATTCCGCAAATTGGTGTTTCACTACATCACACGTGCAGCAACAACAGCGGTTGGGAATGTCGCAATTGCGTTTGATTATGACGCAATGGATCCGATCCCTGGCGACTTCCTGACCTTGGCATCCTACAAGGATAAATCGATCGGATGTGTATGGAAGGATGCTACCATCGTGCTCAATTTGCGCGATGATCTCGCTCTGGCTCGTTACGTCAGAAGTACTGTCCCAGCAGGAAATTATGATCTGAAGACGTATGATATCGGTCAATTGATCGTTGGAGCGGATGGAGTTTCAGCTGCAATCATGGGGGTGATGGGTGTTGAGTACACGGTTGAGCTAATCACTCCACAATCACAACAAACACTGGCAGGATGTACCACAGCTTCTGCTGGTCTTGACGCTACACACCTGGTTGGCAGCAACTGGGTGTCTGATCAGCAGGGAGTCATTCCAGTGTCAAACATCAACCCAGCTACTGGGATTGCAAGCACGTCTGTTCTTTATCAGACTGCTGCATATTGGCAAGGTATGATGGTGATACGCATCACGGGAGCAGCCGGGCTGGCAGCCGATTGGGCCCCAGTCACATCTGGCAGTAGTACCGTGACGGTTGTGAATCAAGTGGTCAACGCAGCTACCACTGAAGTGCTTGTGTATTGCCGATTGGGCCCCAGTCACATCTGGCAGTAG